GTAGGTGGAATTGAGACCATCGACTTCATCGAAGCGAAGGCACTGGGGTATCACTTGGGCAACGCCGTGAAGTACATCACTCGCGCCGACCACAAAGGCAACCGACTGCAAGACTTGCAGAAGGCCAAGTGGTACATCGACCGAGCCATTGAGAAAGCATTGATCTAACATTTGTTAGACCAAGGGTAAATCCTAGCCGCCTTCGGGCGGCTTTTTTTCGTCTGGGTGTTGACAAAGTACAAGGTTGTGTTATTATGGGGGCTTGAACACAACTGGAGTTTTATATGTTAGACACTTTAGATATTGCACGTAAAGCATGGCGTGTCACGATAGCGGGTGATGGAGGGCACTGCCCCTGTTGCACTCGATGGGGCAAGGTATACGCCCGTAACATCAACGAAACAATGTGTCGGTCGCTGGTGTGGCTGACCAAGGCAAGAGCCAATGAGCATGGATGGGTGGATGTGCCCGAGACCGCCCCACGCTGGCTTGTTCGCTCTAACCAATTGCCGACTCTGCGTTGGTGGAACTTGGTTGAGCGCATCCCAAGCAAAAACCCTGATGCAAAACATTCTGGGCTGTGGCGACCGACTGACTTGGGCCGTAGCTTTGCCATGTGTAATGCCGCCGTGCCAAAGACTGCCTACACCTACAAGGGTGAAGTGGAGTACATGAGTGACGACACTGTTGTGATTACCGACTGCTTCGGCAAAAAGTTTAGCTACATAGAGGTGATGAATGGCTAACACCCCCGAGGCCAAGGTCAAAGCAAAGATCAAGGCAATCCTCAAAGCCCACAACGCCTACTACGCCATGCCGATCGGCACTGGCTACGGCAACAGCGGCGTACCCGACTTCCTCTGCTGTGTGAACGGCGAATTCTTGGCGATAGAAGCCAAGGCGGGTAAAGGCACGACCACTGCACTGCAAGAGAAGAACATGCGCGAGATCGAAGCCGCAGGGGGCAGAACCTTGGTTATCAACGAGGAGAGCCTCAGACTGGGCGTACTCGAAGCCATACTGGAGAACATGCAGTGACGAGACTTGCGTACCAATCATTGGTAGATGCTGTACTTTCTACACAAAAACCAAAATACACAATGAGGTTTGCGAACGGCAAGTACACCATCTATCGAAGTGAGTACCGATTTGAATGGGGGGGACGAAGATCAACAACACTGGCCACAAGGCTAGACAAAACAACAGCAACTGGAATGATGAAACTACTGGAGGACAAAAATGACTGAATTATCCGCAGGTGTACGCGCATTGGTTGGGCGCATGGAATCCAACCCCGAAGAATTTTTTGATGATGCGCAAAAGTGGCGCTTCATGTTTGGCGATAAATTCCGCGAGGTGATGACCGAGCCCGAGAAGGGCGCACTGCACGAGGGGTTGAAGCAAGTGCGGCGCAAAGAGTTTGACCAGAAGGTCATGCGCGAGTTGTTGAAAGATGAGATGGAAGAGCAGATCAAGGGCGGCTACTACACCACCGCACAGATAGGTAATACGATTACGGGTAGTAGTATGGGTGTAACCGCTACAACTGCTTCATCCTATTTTGTTGACGAGCAAATCCGAACAACCAATGCAAAGACCTCTTTGAAAGCTTTTGAGTGAACATCCTCACAATTGACTTTGAGACCGCCTATGGCGGGACTCTTGGGTTCAAGACCCAGACCACTGAGGAATACATTCGGGACCCGAGGTTCGAGGTTATCGGTGTTGCAGTACAGATAAACGATGGCGTACCTATTTGGTTCAGCGGGAGTCACCAAGAGTTGCACCAGTTCCTCACCCCCTTCGATCTGCCCAATCATTTGGTCTTAGCGCACAACGCGCCGTTCGATGGGGCCATCCTGAATTGGATTTTTGGCATGAAGCCGAAAGGCTTTCTGGATACGCTGAGCATGGGACGCGCCCTGCATGGGACTGAGGTTGGCGGCAGTCTCGCGGTCTTAGCCTCCCACTATGGGTTGGGTGTCAAGGGTGAACAGGTTGCGAAGTACATCAACTATTTCCGCAAGGACTTCACGCCAGAGGAGTTGGCCGACTATGGAAGCTACTGCGCGAATGACGTGACCCTGACATGGGCGCTGTTCAATGCCATGAGCGAGAACTTTCCAAAGGTTGAGTTGCGGCTGATTGACTTGACCGTCCAGATGTTCACCGACCCGGTGTTGCAGTTGCACAAGCTGACACTGCGTGACCACCTGCTCAAAGAGCGCCAGCGCAAAGAAGACCTGCTAGACAACTTCGACAAAGACACGCTGATGAGCAACCCGCAGTTTGCTGACCTGCTCAGAACATTTGGTGTTGAGCCGCCCATGAAGAAAAGCCCGACCACAGGCAAGCAGACCTATGCGTTTGCAAAGAGTGACGAGGACTTCAAAGCGTTGCTGGAGCACGAGAACACAATGGTCCAAGCGGTTGTAGCTGCGCGGCTAGGCACAAAGTCAACGATCGAAGAGACCCGCACCGAGCGGTTCATTGGGATTGCCGAGCGGGGGGCACTGCCTGTACCCCTGCGGTATTACGCCGCACACACAGGGCGTTGGGGTGGGGACGACAAGCTGAACTTGCAGAACCTGCCGCGCAACTCCCCTTTGAAACACGCAATCATCCCACCCAAGGGGTATGTGTTGCTGGACTCTGATTCATCTCAGATTGAGGCACGGACGCTGGCATGGCTGGCAGGGCAAGACGACTTAGTGGAGGCATTTGATCGTGGCGAGGACGTATACAAAATCATGGCTTCGGCTATTTACGGCAAGGCTATTGCGGAAATTACCAAGGATGAGCGGTTCGTTGGTAAAACGACGATTCTTGGCGCAGGCTACGGCATGGGTGCGGCTAAATTCCAAGCGCAACTTAAAAATTTTGGCGTGGAGATTGAACTCGCGGAAGCGAAGAGGATTATTGACACGTACCGACTGACATACCCCATGATTCCCGAACTGTGGAAGTCTGCGGGTCAAGCCCTCAAAGCCATATTGCAGAAACAGCACACCACTTTAGGGCGGAACGAACTGTTGAAGGTTGAGGGCGACAACGGTATTATTCTTCCCAATGGTTTGCGCCTGCGGTATCCGAACTTGCGCCTATATGAGAATGAGGAAGGCAAGGCCGAGATCGTCTACGACACCAAGAAGGGCAGGGCAATCATCCCCAACCGAATCTACGGCGGCAAGGTGGTTGAGAACGTATGTCAAGCGTTGGCCCGTATCGTGATTGGTGAGCAGATGTTGCTGATTGCCAAGAAGTACAAAGTGGTGATGACGGTGCATGACGCCATCGCTTGCATCGTGCCCGAGGCCGAGGCTGAAACTGCCAAAGAGTTTGTTGAGTTGTGTATGCGCCTACGCCCTGCGTGGGCTCCCGAGTTACCCCTGAACTGTGAGGCTGGATATGGACAAAGTTATGGTGATTGTTAAAGGAGAACTGATGGTTGATTACGCCTACCCCTGCATGATGGCAGAACGCGCCCTAAAGGACGCCCATGATGCGATGTTGGAGCGCGACTTTGATGCAGCCATTGAGCACACGCTCAAAGCTATGGCCGAGGTTAAGCTGATGTTGAACGCGATCAAAGAGATGAAGGAGCGGGCAGGTGAATAAACCACTGATCGACAAGTTTTTTGATCGTGTCACTTCCAATGAGTTTGGAGTGCCGATTGAGTTCCGACACAACGTACCGAAAAAGGATGTGCAGACATTTATTCTGTCGCCCGAAGTTGCGTTGAGCGCCGAGATGCTTGTGCGTTCCAAATCTTTTAAGATGCCCAGCCTTGCTGAGTTGCACATGCCGTATCCGCATACGGTGATTGAATACCCGCTAACAGAGGACATTCGCAAGCTACGCCATAACGGAACCATCAATGGCATCGTGGAGATAACACGCATCGGCGCATACATTCATGAGCTTAGTGGGGGTGTGTTTACCTGTTTGCCATACTGGGAGTTTGTTGACGGTCGCATTCAGCACAGCTTCTTTACATTTTTGTTTGGCATGGATGCCCTTGGCGCGTTTAAAGTGTCCCTTAGCTCTAAGCCCGATGGAGAAGGCGCTGTCGATTGCAACCTCATTCCATGTCCAGCGTTTATCGTAGCCGCAGAAAAAGCGAGAGTTGCACCTGAACGCTTGGCGCAACTATTCCACGCACCTGAAACACAACAGCACATCAGGGAATCCGCCACAGAAATCCCATGCCTTATGTTTGCCTCCTATCTTTTGCTTAGCTGTAAGAGCGGGGTAGGTTGGACTAAGGTTCCCGCACGGACACCGCCTAAAGGCGCGAAGCTTGGCGGTAAAAAACATAAAGCGTGCTCTGCTAGTGCGTACACACTGTTGCATTTAAAAGAAATTGAAAGCGCCACCACCGATGGTGTCGTCAGTCGCCGTTTAGATATTTCAGCCCATTACGTGCGGGGCCACTTCAAGCAACGCAAGAGCGGTATCTATTGGTGGAATTCATTTGTGCGTGGCAACGGGGAACCCCGTCAACGCGAAGCTTACTTGGTAGAGGAAACAGCATGAGCATCGTCTGGTCGTTCAGCAGTCTGAAAACATTTCAGCAGTGCCCCAAAAAATACTATCACACCAAGATAGCCAAGGATATTGTTGAGCCCGACACACAGGCGACGCTGTACGGCAAGACTGCCCATACTGTGGCAGAGGAATACATCCGAGACGGCAAGCCCGTCCCACCTGCGTTTGAGTACATGTTGCCAGTGCTGGAGACGCTGGATGTAATCCAAGGGGAGAAGCTATGCGAAGTCAAGTTGGGCTTAACGAAGAACTTGGAGTCATGCGATTTCAGCGCATCGAATGTATGGTGGCATGGCATAGCCGATTTGGTAGTCATCAACGAGGAGAAACAGTTGGCGCACTCAGTGGACTACAAGACCAGCAAGAGTGCGCGTTATGCGGACGTCAAGCAACTCGATCT